GGTAATTATAAAATTAAATATTATTTTTATAGACGAATGGCAGGTTCAGATGAGGTTGTATTGACCAAGAATGTAGGTAATGATTCAGGGATAGTTCATAGTGGTAATCCACAACTTACTGGTTTACCGATGGGAGCCTTTTATGTGGATGATGGTAAAGTATTTCAAGGAGACGGTCCACCGGGAGATGGTAGTCCACCAAGTGAACTTGATGTAAAAGAATATAAATTTTTTATTGATGATATATCATCCAATAGAAAAGAAGTTAGACTCGCACCACAGTTAATTAATTCAAATAAATATAAACAAGAATTTAATAGTTTATCTAATAGGTATGAAGTTTATGTTCCATTGTCTGGTAGTGGATATGGATCTGGGAAATTTAATGGTGTTAATAGTACGGCATTTAATTTTGATACTAAGCTAGAATCTGATATTGGATTTGAACAGAAATATAAAAATGGATTTCTTGAAGTTGAAAATGCATTTACTGTTGGATATGAAGATATAACAAATACAGAAGAAAATGAAGCTTGGTCATTAGAAGATCCGATTCCAGAATCATATATAGAGGCATATGATTTAAAAGATGCTGGATTTCCTATGGCAGTCAGATATGTAGTCAAGGAGGAGTCTAATCAAAAAACTTTAGGTGGACATAATTTCGAAGGATACACACCTATACCAAATTTAACAACACCTGGTATAAGATATCACTTTGATTTTGGATGTGGTCATACTGAAATTACTGATACACCATTTGCAAATCATACATATGATACTGTAGGAAGTTATACTCCTACTGTAACTATAATGACACCAAATTTTACAGATGTTATTACTGATGTTTATTCAAATACTAATGCACCATTAGATGGACCAGGATTAAGAGGTAGTAAGTTAAAATCATTTATACCAACTCCAGAGGAAGATTCGCCACCATCACCACCACCGACACCATCAACAAGTCCATTTGATGGTCGTATGATTCGCCATTCTAATAATGCAGTTTATTACATACAGAGTGGACATAAACGGTTTATTGATTCGATGGCTATTGCTTGGCAATTGGCAACAATAACAGGACAGTATGTAGCGGAACTAACTGTATATAATGCAGCAACTGATGAAAATGAAACCACCGCGGAATATATAGATTGGGGATACGAGTTAGATGATTCGACTATTAACGCCATTCCCGGTGGTCCCGATTTAGAGATTACTGGTGACTTTGGAATAACCGATCCAAATACATTAACTTATTCTATAATAGATGGACAATTTGCAGCTGGACCAAACTATATTCCTCCAGAGTATACTATAATAGTTGCAGCGGGAACAGGAGGAACAGCAACTGGTGGAACTACAGCTACAAGAGATAGTATAATTGACATTTCCGCAACAGCCGATACATCTGGTGGACCGGGGGATGTTGGATATGAATTTTTAAATTGGACAGATTCGAGTGGAGAAAGTGAAATTTTAGATACAAATAGTCCATCAACATCAGTTGTAGTTAAAGCCGATTCTACTATAACAGCAAATTTTCAAAGCTTATATGTACCTCCATCATATAATATAGAAGTTGCTCAAAATATTGAAGGTGGATCAACAACTGGAGGGGGTACTTATGTTGTAGGCACTGTGATTACTATTACTGCTATTCCGCATGTCAATAATGAGGGATATCAAACTCATAACTTTGTCGAATGGATTTCAGATGGTATTACTTTAACCACACCGGAAGCTGAAACTACTACGCTGACAGTTACTGAAAATGCAAGTATACAGGCTATTTTTACGCCAGCCGTGCAACATACTATAACTGTAAATAATGGTCAATATGGAGAGGCCAGCGGCGGGACGGTATATGATGGGGGATCAGTAACTTTGTATGCATATCCCAGTTCGGGTTACAGAGTCAATAATTGGTCTGGAACTAACCTGCCTGCCTCGCCCAGCAGTGTGAACGGAGGTGGCACCCATAGAACACTTAATAATGTAACAGATTCTTTTTCAGTAAATGTAACTTTCACACTCGACTGGACACCTGATGATGATGACTTCTGTTTTATTGCAGGTACTCAAATAACAATGTCAGATGGTTCTATGAAGAACATAGAAGATATAGAAGTTGGAGATATTGTTAAATCTTGGAATGAAGAAATAAGTCAAATCGAAAACGGTACAGTTATTAAATTAATGAGTCCAATACACGATGATATTGTTAAATTGACATTTGGTGACGTGGTAAACGGAAATACATTTGACCATCCATATTATGTAAAAGGCAAGGGTTGGTGTTCTTATAAACCTGAATGGACAATGGAAAGATATGATATTGGACAAATTGGACAACTTGAAGTTGGTGATGTTTGTTATTATAATAACGACAGTGAATTAGAAGAAATTAAATTGTCTCATATAAAAGAAGAATTGGGTGAAGTTCAAACTTATATTTTTAAAGTAGAAAATAATACATTTTTCGCTAATAATATTTTAACCCATAATAAATAATGAAGAATCGAATAATATATTGGGGTGGTAAAGAAAACACAATGATACCCAGAATGGGTTCTTGTGGTGAAGGCGTCGAAGTAGAAGCTGCAGGTGGTGGTGGAAGTGGTCGTGCAGGAGGTACAGGAGGGCCAGGAAGTCCAGGAGGTACAGGTGGTGGACCACAAAAACCAACAACAAAAGTTACTGCAGATGACGGTCCAAGTTTATTTGATAAAATTAAAGGGATATTACCAAAATTAGCAATTGGGGCTTTAGCGTTGGCCACTGTGGCCGGGGTTGCTATGATGTTACGGAAAAATCGAAAACCCCCTGGAACGGGAGGTACAGGAGGTGCAGGAGGTGGACCGGGTACTCCAGATGCACTGGGTCGTACAGGCGGTACAGGAACGGGTACAGGAACGGGTACAGGAACGGGTACAGGAACGGGAACGGGTACAGGAACGGGAACGGGTACAGGAACCGGTACAGGTGGAACAGGCGGTACAGGTGGAACAGGCGGTACAGGTGGTACAGGTGGAACGGGTGGTACAGGAGGTGGATTACCTAATTGGAATCCAGATTTGACCACTCCCGAAAATTTGTCAGAACTTGGATTAGATATAGAAGGAGCAAGAGAAATAACTCGTATGGATAATCTTGATGTATCATTCCAGCCGTTAGATGGGTTTGATGAAGATGGATTACCAACTCCTCCAGATTTTATAGGACAAGAATTAATTGATGAATTTGGAAATCTTTGGATTTATAAAGATCCACCAGGAGCGTGGATTAATTTCGGAGGCTACGGAGAAGATACTGCACCTCAACCACAATATACAACATCTGATGGTCTTCCACGACCAATTTATAAAAGTTATACTTCGAATATAACTAATGTTATAAATTCTACGGAGTTAGTAGTTGATGAGTCTTGGCAGACACAGGCTGAAAGAATTGGTAATATTGGTACTTATGAAGTATCATATCCTAATTGGAATATTATTTGGGAATCAAACCCTGTAAATTTGTATACTTATTTACAATTTAATGACGATAAATCAAGTCTTATCATTAACTTCCAGAAAGATGCATTAAAATATCCTAAATATCCATATTCAGTAGTTTATAAATTATATGAACCATTACCTGATACTATTACAAAAGGTGATTTAACTTATATAACAAAGGAAATGATCCCACCATATACAGATACAGTTCAGTTAGTAGATTTTGTAGAAGAAGATATAGATGCTGTGGTTTTAAGAAATCCAAAGTGGGATACAGCTACTTCAGCTGATAGCTATTACGTTGAACGAGATACTAAGTTTAAAAATTATAATGATATAGTTTCAAGTGATACAAATATAAAAGAGGCTATAGAAAATGAAATAATAAGTGGTAGTTTTATGGAAAGCATAGAACTTACAGGGATAGATTATAGACAGTGGGATAATTTTGTACATTTTAGTTCTATAGAGGATAGATTAAAAAACTTTAAAACGAAATTACAGAAGATAGAATTATATGAAAGTCAAAGTAATTCATTAAGTGGTATTTCTGGTTCATTAACTTATGCTCAAACCGCAAGTTTGGCAATGAAAGTTAGAAAGATAAAGAATGAATTTGTTCCATTTGAAAATTATATGTATTATCAGAGTTCATCTTATATTTCAAGTTCAATTGGAGAATTTTTTGATAATGCATGGCCAAAAGCAGGAGGAATTGGTACTGCCTTGTTTCCATATAGTATATATCCAACTACTGCATCGGAAGCGACAACTTGGTATAATGAACAAATAAATTCTGCATCTTTATATGATAGAAATAATAAAAATAGATTATTAAGTAATCTTCCTGATCATATATTAAATGATACACGAAATGCACCATTTCATACTTTTTTTAATATGACTGGAGAACATTTTGATAATATTTGGTCATACATAAATGAAATTCCTCAAATATATGATAGACGACAAAAATTAACTGAAGGTTTATCAAGAGATTTAATATACGCTGTTGGAACTTCTCTTGGATTTTATCTTAATGATGGTACTGATTTAATTGATTTGCCAAGATATTTACTTGGTCAGGAAGCAACTGGATCTTCTAATGTAGATTCATTTTCTACCTATTCTACTACGTCACAGAGAGATATATCACGAGAAATATGGAAAAGAATGATAAATAATATGCCCTTTTTCCTTAAAACTCGTGGAACTATCCGTTCATTTAAGGGGTTGATAAATTGTTATGGTATCCCATCAAGTATTTTAAGAGTTAAAGAATATGGTGGTCCTGATCCAGATACAAATAAACCAGCATATTTTATAGATAGAAATTTTACTAAAGCAATAGATTTTAAAGCCGGACAATATATTCAGACAACTTGGGCAAATGATACTAATAGTGGAAGAAAACCAGATACAATAGAATTTAGATTTAAAGCTGCGAGCGGTTCTAACCAAACTTTATTTCAAGCAGGAACTGCTGATGGTTTTGCTATACGATTAAAAGATAATGGTTCGGCAGATAATTATGGGTTTGTTTCGTTTGTATTAAATGCTTCTGCAGGAAGTGCCACAGAACTTTCATCTTCAGCTTTACCAATATATGATGGTGAATTCTATTCTGTAATGTTAAATCGTGTTTCATCAAGTGGAGCACAATTAACAACAGATACTACTTCACAACAAGTTGATTATAGATTATATGTTAAGAAGTATGATGAGGGTAGAAGTAAGATTTATTTAGAATCTTATACAACAATGTCTATTGATGGGGCAACAAGTTCATCATGGAATAGTTCGTTTGTAGGAAATGAAACTGCATATATTGGTGGCAAATCAAGTGATGATTTTGGTAATCAATTTAGTGGTTCTATGATGGAATTTCGTTATTGGAATTCAGCTTTATCAGAATCACATTTTGATAATCATGTAAAGGCTCCTAAATCTTTTGCTGGAAATCACGCTTCAGCTTCATGGACGGATTTGGTATTACGATATTCTTTTGATGATGATAAGGCGTTAAATAGTGATGGTGATATTCGAGATACAAGTGCAGACCAATCTTATATACAGACAGGAAGTGCACAAGGATATACATCAGGTATTTCACCACATTTTAGTTCAGTAGTAGATGAAGAACAAATGTTAATTCCAAATATGGGCCCAAATAGGATAGTATCAAATAAAATTAGATTGGAAAATAGTAAATTGTCGTTTGGTGGTTTGTCTGTTGATAAGAGATCCGAACTTAGTTCATATGATTTATCTGCACTTGATTCTAATAAACTTGGAATTTATTTTTCACCAACTAGTGTTATTAATGAAGATATAATTCGGTCAGTTGCAAATTTAGATTTTGACCAATATATTGGGGATCCACGAGATAAATACAAATATAGATATAGACAACTTGAAGATGTGTCTACAACTTATTGGCAAAAATATCTTACACCAAATAGTTTTTGGGATTATATTAGGTTGATACGATATTATGATACATCACTCTTTGATCAATTAAGAGCGTTTGTTCCTGCAAGAGCCCGTGCAAGTGTTGGATTATTAATAGAACCAAATATACTTGAACGAAAAAAGGAAGTGATTGGTAAAAAACCTTCATTTGAAGATTTGGTGGTTAGAGGTACTATTCCTATGTATGCACAATCTGCATCTGCAGAAACACTTCCAATGTCTGCATCAATACCACAGGCCGTACCTACGGCATCTGGGTCACTAATAAACTTACAAGGATCAGCCAGTTTCTTTGATACCGCAGATGTAAGTGGTTCATATGATGTTTATAGTGGTTTTGTTACATCTTCATTGTGGGGAGCCTCCATATATAATCTTTCATCATCTACTGCCGGATGGGGTGGAGGCGAAGAAAGATGGGGTGATGCTAGAATAACAATAGGTGGTCCTGAAAAGATATTTAAAGAAGTTTTACAACCAAATGTAACTGGATCAGTACTTTCAGAACACAATTATGAATATAAATTTTTCTATGCATCTTCTAACACTGCTTTAGCAGATCACGGATACGTTTGGGATACAGACCGAAGAAATTATTCTTCTCGGTCATTACATAGAAGTGATAAACGGAGTGTTGGATATGATAACGCATTTTTTAGATTGGCATATTTAGGGTGTCAACAGACAAAAAAGACAACTTTAGATTTAGAAGAACCAGTTTCCATAATCGTAACTTCACCAACTACATTAGTAACATCAGAACCTGGAGAATCTAAGCTTAAAGTTAAGTAAAACTACGAAAAATTAGAGTTTGATATATTTATAAGTGAGAAAGTTTTATTCACTATCAAATTTAAACTCCAGTTTAAAAACAAAAAAAATCTATATTTAGGAGACAAAAATGGGATTTCTTAATAATACAACTATTACGATAGATGCAGTTCTTACCAAGCGTGGTAGAGAACTGTTATCAAGAGGTAGAAACGAATTTGCAGTAACAAAATTTGCAATAGCAGATGACGAGATAGATTATCGTCTTTGGGATACATCACATCCCAATGGAACTAACTATTATGGATCAGTTATAGAAAATATGCCTTTGCTAGAACCAGTAGCAGATGAAACACAAGTTATGAAATATAAACTTGTAACTTTACCAAAAGAAACATCAAGATTACCTATTCTTGATGTTGCGGTAGCTTCTATGAATTTCAGTCAAGGTGGTGGAAATGGTGAATTAATACAACCCGGAACATTAAATTCAACTGATTCTGAACAAGGATATACTTTTATTATACATGATACTACGGTGGCAACACTTCAAGTTGCAACTGCAGCACCAAGTCCATCTGCACCGTTAGTACCTGTTACTTTAAGTGATGAAGAATTGACGCAAAGTCAGAATGTAAGTGGGTTGACAGCAAGAGTACTTCCACAGACATTTTCAAGTCCAGCTCAAAAATCTACTCAGATTACTATTGTAGGTAATCAAACTGGAGCAACGACTACTTTAACTGTAACTGTTAATAAGACTGATCAAGGAAGTCCAAGTGGTGGGAGTGGATAATTCAATCCCCCATAATCGTGGAAACGTGAGTTAAGAAGAACTATATAAGGAGAAGTAACAATGGCATTATCAGGAGCATTTAAATTATTTAACGCAGAAAATGATGTAGTAAAGAATATTAAGTCTACTATATCTTCTGGTATTTGGAGTACGGGAGTAAATACATTATCTACTGCGTATAGCCAGTCTGCACAGAGTTCAAGTACAGGATTATATTTTTATGATGCATATAAAACAGACCCGGCGTCAGATAGTGAGGCAGAAATTCAATATTCTGTTACTTATGGACACATTGAGGGCAGTGGTTCAAAAGGAACACGAGGATCAGCAACTGGTAATAGAGCTTCCGCTGCAATTCACGCACAACTTGTTAATTTACTATTGGGTCCAAATGTAGATAAATTCACATATGCAGGAGATACAACCTCTAAACATTTTTACGCTATTTCATTGAAACGGGCAAGAATGAGAGAAAGGTTAGATCCAGGTAACTGGGAACTTTGGTTAGATAGTGGAGCAAATCTCGTTAAATTAATTGATGATAGTGGAGCAACCTCAAATCCAGAAACAGGTATTGGTGGTAGAGTATTTAATGTAGTGAGTGGTTCAATTCAAAGTGGTACTACTTCTACAAAAACAGCAGCCGCATCACAGGCCGGTGGTGGAATTGGATTATTTTATCCTGATTTAGGGTTGCTTGTATTAAATGCAGCTCAACTGGATAGTTTAGTGGCAGATATTACTACAGTTACTACATCAGATACAAATGGTGATAATTCACATAAACTTCTTGATTCAATAATACAAGGTGGTAAATTTCAAGCCCGTAGAGAAGAAAGACTTTCTTCTACTCATTTTTTCTGTAGGGCAGGAAATAAAGAATTTAATTTTAGTAATAATCCAACTTTTTTCACAGCATCTGATGGTACATTTACAAATGCTACATTCTTTAAAGATCCAAAAACATATATTACAACTGTTGGTCTTTACAATGATGCAAATGAATTATTGGCAGTTGCTAAATTGAGTCAACCAGTTCTTAAATCTTATTCGAGGGAAGCTCTTATAAAAGTTAAACTTGACTTTTAATTGATAGGGGGCAAACTTTATGTTAAGAAATGTCCATCCGCAAGACGTTTCCATTGAACCTTTTAAAACATACAAAAGATTCCAATTTACTAATGTAGATAGTGGAAGTGGTGTATATGGTTTAAGGGGGGTTAGTGGAAGTCACCATAATTTTACAACAGCTTCTGCAGCATCTCAAAGTTTTGGAGTTTATAATTCTTTATCTGCAAGCTTTAAAAAAGAACCTTATAGTTGTGGAACTTATTATTCTTTACCACTTTACTATTCCATAAACAATCTTTATTACGAAAGATTTAGTAAAAATCCAAAACTTCCTAAATCATCTGGAAGAAAAGAACCATTTCTAAGTTATGGTCCAACAAATCCAAACAAACAATATAGACTTTTACACGATTCATGCTCTGTTATTTCAGTTCCACAAGATTTGTTTGGTGAGGAAATAAAACCTAAATCAGTTACTGTAACAGACAATAGCACAGATATAACTTTTACAATTAAGGATGATGGAGATGGTAATCTTTATGATTGGAATTATTCATCAAGTTATGCGGCCTTTAAAAGTAGTAGTTTTAAATTTCCAAATAAATCATGGACATCAGAAGGTAGTGGAAGTGTTGTAGGAAATGTATTTTATGATACGGGAATGATAGTAATTACTGATACAGGTTCTTATAAAGATGTTGGACAAGGAACTGGAACAGATGGATTTGAAATAGATTACAGATCAACTCATACAATTTATCAACATGAATATACAGTTATAGCGGATCCAGGACAATTTAATACTTCCAGAAATGTAAGTCTTACTTATCAGAGAAGTGGTAGTGTTACAGTTGTAGAAGGAGCAGAACCTCGTTATTATTTTCCACCAGGAGATAATCCAAGTGGTGGTTATAATTCAACTGGTTCATTTTCATCGAGCTACCAGGCCACTCAACTTGTAGAAAATTTTGTTACACATTCACAATTTCAACCATATGTTACTACTATTGGTTTGTATAATGATAATAATGATCTGTTGGTTGTTGGTAGAACATCAAGACCTATTAGAAATGAAAATGATTTAGCTATGTCTTTTGTTTTAAGGTTTGATGTTTAATTCACAGTATATATTATATTTATAGTAGACTAAAAGTATAATTAATTAACTGGAGAAATAACAATGGACGCCCAGGCGCAAGGTCTTATTGAGAAACTCATAGGGCATTATGGTTGGATAGTAGTTACATTTGGATTGGGTTTCTTTTTTAAGGAATCAATTATAAATATGATTCAAGGGATGCAAGTTTTTATGGGTAATAATTTTAATAATGATGATATTATCTATATAAG